CACCCTTTTTCGTCTGTTTTGCCCCGAACCGGATCAGCGGGATCCGCCGCCTGCTGATCTTAATACCGCTGCGCCAGTTGCGATAACTCGCCCGCTGCAGTGTTATACCTTTTTTAACAGGCGTGACCTTCAGCCCGGTCTTATCGGCCAGCATTCGGGAAGTCTTCGTCCTCGCCTCGGTCGCGGTCCGATTGAGAGCCCGGCTCATCACCTTCGGCAGCGAATTCTTCGGAAAGTCCTGAAGCTCACGCTCGAGCCGTTTGATCTTGTTATTGTCGTAGCGTATTTCGAACATCTTTATTTAGCCCCCGGATTTTCCGGGGGTCCTCAGCTTGCTGCAAGCAAGATGAGCCCCGCATCGTGATTCAATACTTCGGTTATCCTCATCACCTTCGGCCGCTCATCGACCCTTTTGGCACACTCGATCTTATCGCCGCCGGTATCCACCGAATCAGAGGCGATCCCCCCGGTCTCGTGGTTCTTTACAAGGACCTCGAAGGCCGGCAGCGAGCCGCCCCGGACGCCCGGGGTATTCTCCGGGCCCGTCCGTGAGATAACGGCCTTTATCCGTCGAGAGGCGCCGGTGACCGGAAAATACGTCACGGTCTCGGCGCCCGGCAATTGAAAAAACGCATCGGCCGCTGCGATCAGAGTTTTATCGAATGTGTCTGACATTTTATTCTAACTTCTGACTACTGTTTTACGCATCGATCTTCATCAGGTGGGCGAAATACTCGTCGAATATCTTCTCGTCGATGTATTCCTTGCACCGGATAATTTCCGATTCGGTCTGCTCTTCGCGATAGCTCTCGATGTACTCGATATCCGATACGTACTCATCCCAGATGATCGTCCGGCCCAGATGGCCCTGCACCATCGGCGTTGTCTCGGTGCCCAGAACGGCCAGCATGGCATAGTCATCCGGCCAGATATCGCCACCGGTGAAATCCTGGCCCTCATCGGCGGTGTTATAAACCGCCTGGCCGACCAAAAGGTTCTGGATCCCGAGCAGCTCGGCCATCCGGCTGCGGAATATCGATTCGGTAAGAACGGGGATACCGGGGAACCGTGCGATAAGAGCAGTATTAGCAAGCATGTTGTTCATTGAGCCCTCGCCTATGATCAGCGAGTTCGGCATCCTGCCGGTATTGGCCCGGACCTTTTCCTTGGCTGCCCGAAGCTGGCCGATGATATCGGAGCCGGCTGCATCCCAGGGGGCGGCCGAATTATCGGTGTATAGAGCAGCACCCGTCCAGGTGGTCGTATTGAAAACAAGCTCTTTGATCCGTTTCTCGCGTGCAAGCTGCATCTTCAACTTGATGCCCTGGGTCTTTTCCAGTTCGGCGTCGAATTCGCTGGCGTAATTCGCGATATCCTCATCGGTGACCTGCCCTTCGAGCCCGTGGTTCGAACAGTTATACGCCAGATCGTCCATGTAAAGCTCGACTCGGCCGTAAGTCGCACCGTTGGCTCGCTTGGTCTCAGGGATCGTCAGGTTCCTGCGCTTGGTTACGCTGAACGTCGCCGCCTTTTTGCCTAATGGCTTTCGAGGCAGGATGTCCATCGCGATGAATCGCATGTCTTCGGCGGAGAATTCATGAAAAGCCTCCCCCAGGTCCATTCGCGGTATTGCATGTGTCGCTTTCTGAATCATTTGTTTATCTCCCTAATTCATTTATTATTTACTAATTATTATTTATTAATTTACATTGCCGTTTACGAGCTGCTCGATGAACTGGAGCTGCTGGATGAGCTCGATTCCGAGGAGCTGCTGGAACTCGAACTGCTGGAGCTTGAACTCGATTCCGAGGAGCTGCTGGAACTCGAACTCGAACTGCTGGAACTCGAACTCGAACTGCTGGAGCTTGAACTCGAGGAGCTCGACTGCTGAATGCCTATATGCGGCAGGACCTCCAATACACTGTTGTTGGCCGTCACCGTATCGAGAGCCGTCCCTATGATCAGCGTCCCGGTTGCGGCCACTTTGCCGCCGGCTGCTGCATATACCTTCTTGCCTGCCGATATCGCACCCGATGAAACGCACTTGTGCGAGCCGCCGTGGTTCCAAAGCCTCACTGTGACATCTTTACTTATAGCCACGCCCTCAAGGACCGTACCGACCCCGTAATCGGCCGCATCGGCAAGCCAGGCCGCACGGGTAGCGCCCGCTATCTTGACCCGCAGGAACACCCCCAGCGCCTCACCTGCCGTGAAGGTCTTCGGACTGTTTGACATTACTGTCATTTTTATATTCCTTAAATAATTTTCGATTTCCGGTTTTCGATCCTATGTGCTGCTGGAGCTTGAACTCGATGAGCTCGACTGCTGGTATCCAACGTGCGGCAACACCTCGATAACACTGCCATCTGCGGTCGCGGCATCCAGGGCCGTTCCGATCAGGAGGGTACCGGAAACTGCTATCTTTCCGCCGGCGGCGGCGTAGACCTTCTGGCCGGCACTGATAGCCCCGGATGCTACGCACTTGTGTGAGCCCCCGTGCTCCCATAACCTTATCGCGACATCCTTACTGATCGCCACGCCTTCCAATACCGTACCGACCCCGTAATCGGCCGCATCGGCCAGCCAGGCCGCACGGGTAGCGCCCGCTATTTTGACCCGCAGAAACGCCCCCAGCGCCTCGCCGGAAGTGAAGCTCTTCGGACTGTTACTCATTGTGGTCATGATCGTCTCCCTGTTTTTTAATTATTATTTATTAATTATTATTTACTAATTACTAATTCACTGCCCACAGGGCAGTCGCGGGGGCTTTCATCCCGCCTCGGCGTACATCGCCTTTCCGGAAGTCCCGCACTTGCCCAAAAACGCCTGGTGAAGTGCCGGCTTGGTGCGGGCCAGTTTCTTCATTGCCGCGGTTACCGTGATTTTCTTCGTCTCGGCCAGCTCCCTCGCCTCGGCCATGAAGTCGCCTTCGGTACCTTCATCCGTATCGCCGGTGGCGATCGCTTCGGCGCCGTCCGAGGTTTGCGAATTGCGATTTTCCATTTCCGATTTGTGCTCGGCATCCTGCGTCCTGAGCTTCTCGCGCAGGACATCGGTGTACTCGGCCTTCGCCTCTGCCACCGTCCAGCCTTCGGTGCAGGCCTTCATCGCGAACTGAGGATCGTCGGCGAACTCGGTTTTCAACTGGCTCATCCTGATCCTCTCGTTATTGACGGCCGCAGTCTCGGCTTTGGCGACTTGCTCGGCCTGCTCTGCTTTTACTTCTTCCTCTGTTTTCATGATGACTGCTCCTTTAATGTCACTTTGACTTGATTGATTGGTTTGAACTGTCACACTATCTATAAGACCCAGCTCGCGGGCCTTGGCGGCCATCCATAGCTGGCCGGTCGCCAACTCGCGAATGCTTTCTGCATCCTTGCCCCGCCCCCGGGCCACTGCGTTAATGAAATTCTCCGCGATCGAATCGATGTTCTCCTGGACCGCGGCGATCTGGTTTTCAGTAATCCCGTCGATCCCCATTCCCTTATGCTCGCCCGATCGAATGACGACAACCTTCAGGCCGATCTTTTCATCTAATTTCGTCCAGTCGGCATAAACGGTATAGACCCCGATCGATCCGACCTCGGTATTGAGCTCATCGGTATCGATCGTCTCGGCCTGTGAAGCAATCCAGTAGGCTGCGCTGGCGCCGAGACTGTTGATCGTTGCGGTCAGCGGCTTTTGCTGGCGCCCCCGGTAAAGTGCCTCGGCCGTTTTCTCCAGATCGTCGATTATCCCGCCCGGCGAATCGATCACAAGATGAATGCCCGAAACCGCCTTGTTCGCCAAAGCCGCCGAGACCTGCTCGCGGATCTCATCGTAACCGGTCGCATTGAGACCCCACAGCCGCAGCCAGCCGGGTACGCTTTTCAGAAGTACCCCGCTGACATTTATAATCGCCACGCCGTTGTCGACTTTCAGCTCTTTTGGCTGCCGGGCCACCGCGACAGATGACAAAATGCCGCTGACTTCCAAAGTGGCCATCTGCTCGGCAAGACCCTTGAGGGCCCGTGGCTCCATCTACCAGGGCCTGGATTTCAACGCCTTGACTATCTCGTTATTCATCTTGGTTATTCTCCTTCTTTTTCCCGACCGCCGGCTCTGCAGATTCCTCCGTGTCCTTCGTGGTGGAACTTTTGCCCGGCGGCTCGAGACCGGCGAAGATCTGCCAGGGCACAGCCACTTCGGTATCGGACTCGATCTTTTTCGACCTTTCGATCGCTTCGCGTACCTCTTTTTCACGCTGGGCGATTACCTCATCGCGGTCGGTCTTTAAGCTCTTGCAGACTTGAGAATGCGTCACGAAACCGCGATCGATCTTGGCCGCCTGGGCCTGGGCCTCCT